GATTTCGAAACTAAATATGAAAAAGAGATAGAAATTACAAAAAAATTTGCTTGGATATTCAAAGGATAAAAATAAGTGGCTAGAAATAAGAAAAATTTAGGTAAAAACCCATATAACCCAGAGAACAATTTGTTCAAGTCTTTAACAAGACTATTTTCTGGGCCTATAACAACTCGCAGAACACAAACAGGCAGACAGCTTCGCAGAAGACATCTGGATATGTATGCCAACAAGTTCAAGTCTCTGTCTGGAAAACAATTTAAGAAAGTTGAATACAACCCAATGACAGTCTTGGCAGCTAATATGATTTCAAATAGAAATCGTAGTGAGAGATATGTTGATTTTGACCAGATGGAATATACTCCGGAGATTGCTTCTTCTTTGGATATATACGCAGACGAGATGACGACACATTCCTCTCTACAGAGAATGTTGAGGATTGATTGTCCAAACGAAGAGATAAAATCAATATTAGATAATCTTTACCAGAATGTGTTAAATATTGAACACAATTTATTTGGCTGGTGTCGTACCATGTGTAAGTACGGAGACTTGTTTTTATACCTGGATATCGAAGAAAATATGGGTATAAAAGCAACAATTGGGTTGCCTGCACAGGAGATAGAAAGACTCGAAGGACAAGATGAGAATAACCCAAATTATGTTCAATATCAATGGAATTCAGCTGGTATGACTTTAGAGAATTGGCAAATGGCGCACTTTCGTATACTAGGGAACGATAAGCATGCTCCATATGGAACATCCGTGTTGGAGCCGGCTCGAAGGATTTGGAGGCAACTTACTCTTCTAGAAGATGCTATGATGGCATATCGTATCGTTCGTTCTCCGGAGAGAAGAGTCTTTAAAATTGATGTTGGAAACATTCCCCCACAAGATGTCGAACAATATATGCAGAAAGTCATGACTCAAATGAAGCGGCACCAAGTCGTTGATCCCAAAACGGGACGTTTAGATTTGAGATACAATCCACTTTCAATCGAAGAAGATTATTACATTCCAATTCGTGGAACCTCCAATACAGATATAGTTAGCCTCAAAGGCGGGGAATTCACGGGACAAGTCGATGATGTGAAGTATCTTAGAGACAAACTGTTCTCCGCTCTTAAGATTCCTCAATCTTATCTAACCATGGGTGAAGGAGCAACAGAAGATAAAACGACCTTAGCGCAGAAAGATATTCGCTTTGCTCGAACAATACAAAGATTACAAAGGGTAGTTATAGCTGAGTTGGAAAAAATCGGAATCATACACCTATTCACAATGGGATTTCGAAATGATGATCTTCTTTCGTTTAGTTTGAAACTAAACAATCCTTCAAAAATAGCTGAGTTGCAAGAATTGGAACAATGGGATAAAAAGTTCTCAGTGGCGGG